GAGCGATGTTACAAAAGAAATGCAAAACAATCCTTATAGGGGAATGAATCAACAACAAATTAATGATTATTCAGCAAAACGTCAACAAGATTTAGGTTCAAATTATAATTCTTCATATGAAGAATCTAGAATCAAAACAGCCCAATCATATACTCCAGAACAATTAGGTAAATTTGAAGCTTATCAACGCACTCAACAATCTAAAGCGGCGTATTCTGCAAACACCAACGGTCAATATAATACTAGTAAATTTTCAGCTAACATGCAAAAAGCTGGTTTTAATAAAACAGATGAAAATGGAAAATTATTAATGACACAAGAAGAGCAATTGTTGTTTTTAAGTAAAGAGGAATTGAAAGCTCGCCAAGCTAATAATGTAGTTTTGGAAGGAACGATTAGACGTTATAAGGAAGAAATTGAAGCAAAAAATGAGTCTTTATCAATCACAAGGAAAGAATTGGATGAAAAAATTGAATCAGAAAGATCACAAGAAAAAGATAAAAATTCTTTTGGTAAAAGACTGAATGCTGGTTTTGGTAAATTAAGCGATCAAGCTGATAATATAATTCATAACTTGGCAGAAGAATTGCCTATGAGATTTGCTGATAATATGTCTAGCGCACTAATGGAAGTAGCGAAAGGAACAAAGTCTATTGGTGACGCTTTCCAAGACATGGCTATAAACTTTGGTCAAATGATTATGCAAGAAGTTATGAGAGCAGCTATAGCTAAAACATTAGGTAATATAGGAATTGGATCTTTATTTGGTCAAGCTGGAGGAAACGTTTCTTCAAGAGGAATTGGTTATCAGCATGGAGGAGTAATCAGAGCTAATAACGGTCAATATGTAAGCGGAATGGGTTCTGGAGATAGATATCCAGCAATGCTTGAAAATGGTGAATATGTTTTAAATAGAAAAGCAGTAAAAGAATTAGGTGGTAAAAAATCTTTAGATGCATTTAATTTTCAACAAGCTCCTCGTTTTGCTTCTGGTGGAAATGTTAATATGGAAGCTGAAATGGCTTTGAACAAAGATCAAGAAATGGATTATACAAAAAATCTATTATACAATAATTCTAACGTTGGAGCTATAAATGAAAACGATTATACTGCTTATGCATATTCTGAAAATGATTATTTCAAGAAAATGAGAGAAAAGGCAATCGCAGATGAACAAAAACGCGTTCAAAAAGCTTTTGATAAAAAACAAAAAAATGCTCAGTTGATTAGTAGCATAGTTGGAGCAGCGGGATCTTTGTTTTTAGGTGCTGGAATGAGTGGTTTAGCTAAAGCGGGTGCATCTGGTAGCGCTGTAAGTAGTGGCGCAGCAAAGGCAAAACCAGCAAGTTTGGGATCTGGAATGGGTTCTTCAAATGTATCTAGCTTTAGTGCATTTGGCGGAAGTCAAAGAGGAGGGATGATAGGATTCAATTCAGGTGGATTTGTTCCACATGGATCAAGATTATCAGATACTATTCCAGCTTTATTAACTGGCGGCGAATATGTAATGAATAATGCGGCAGTTAGAAAATATGGATTGGGCGAAATGAATGCCATGAATGCTGGCGCAGTATCTAATAATAGCAATTCGAACGCTACAAATACAAATAACAACACTAATAACAACGCTACAAATATTTCTATCAACATTGATAGATCTGGTAAAGCTACTTATGGTTCTGATACAAGTAGTTATGAAAAGAATGACATTGCATTCTCTAAACAAATGGCAAAGCGTGTTGCTGATATAGCTAAAGGCGTAATTTCAGACGAAACAAGATACGGTGGCAAAATAAATCAAAGATAATTAAAACATGAAAGGCGCGATTACAAATTATGAAAATACACTATTCATGGATGGTGTTGCTTTATCTGGGGTTATATCTTTTGATGGATCTTATAATGTAGAAACTGTACCTATTAATGTTATAGGAAAAGGATTTTGCAAACAAGTGGTTTCGCAAGTTCCATCAGCTTCGGTTTCTGTAACAAGATATCTTGTTAATAATGATCCTGTATTTGGTTTAACTGGAGATAGCGATAATTATACAGCTTCATTTATAAATGGAGGTTTAACATATCAAGGTAAAAATTTTGGTTTTACAAATGGTTATTTATCTTCTTTTGGAATATCATGCAGTGTTGGAGAAGTGCCTCAAATACAATCTTCTTTTCAGATATTTGGAAACATGGGTCCATCTATTGACCCATCTGGAATAGATAGTATATCTTCAGCGGTATTTGTGCCGCAAGTTAAAAATATATCAGTAACATGTAATAATTCTAGCACTAATAGAGTAAAAGATTTTAGTATTGATTTTACTTGTAAGAAAAATGCTATTTATGGATTAAGCGCTTCAAATGCTCAATACCCTATTGAAGTTCAAAATATTTTTCCAATAGAAGTCGGCGGATCTTTTACATTAGAAATAGACGATTATCAAACTCAAAATATATTTGATATTCTAAGTTCTGAAAGTTTAAATAGTTTTATTATAGATGTTAGAGGCACTGTATTGATTGATCAATTTTTAGTTACTTTTGACGATTTAGAATTAGTAACTAGTGATACTAATGAACCTTTTGATGTATATAGAAAATTACAAGATTCTGTACCAATCTTTAATTTTAACACTTCTAACGCTATAATAATAGCCGAGCAAATTAATTCGACAGCAGATGACTTATTGAGTGTAAAACTATCGTATAGAACATATTTAAATAACTAATATGGGAACAAAATTTACAGACTTATCAGCAATAACAAGTTCGACAATAACAGATAATTTTGTTTTTGCTGTCGCTACGACAACAGAAACGGATCAATTGTCATTAAATGAGCTTCAAAAGTCATTTACTGGATTAACTGCTAGAACAACAAATGGTATAAAAATAGTAGGAAAAACTAAACCAAGTGGTCTTTTTGTTAGTGATAGTGGATTAGTGGGAGTAGATAATAACTCTCCAGACGTAGCATTAGAAGTAGGCGATTCTTTTCTTTCTACAAATGTGGCTCAAGTAAGAGTAACCGCTGGTTCATCTTCAAGACAAGCGTCTTATTCTTTAAAAGACACTAGCGTTTTATGGAAGTTTACTAAAAAAGCTAGTGATACAGATTTTTATATTGAAGTTTCTCAAGATGGCGGGGCTACACCTTCGACTACTGGAGTTTTTAATATAGATGTAAGCGGTAATGTTGGTATCTTTAATGGTTCAACAGCTTTATCTAATAAGTTTTATGTTTCTGGAGGAACTATAAAATTCGAAAGCGGAGTTTCTGGTTTTCTTTTTGATCCTTCAACAGCAGAAATAAAGACTTCTTCTGCTAATGATATTTTTTATATAAATAAAACAAATAATGATGATGTTGTTTTAGGTAATAATGTTTTATACGTGGATAATAATACATCGGTTCCTTTTATAGGAATTAATAATATTACTCCAGCTTATCCTTTAGATATAAAAGGTTCGGGTCAGTTAGGGAGATATGGTAATAACACAACAGCAACTACTAGTTTATCTTTTGAAAATACCGCAAGAACTGGATATATAGGAGTATATAATTCAATTTTTCAAATAGGACCAACAAATTCTTTATCTACAAATAATTTAGTTTACGATTTAGCCAATAAAAAATTAGGATTAGGAACTACAACACCAACTGCAAAAATACATGTAGTTACTGACACTGCCGAAAATAGCGTTTTTGAATGTTATAATACTGAAACTTGTAAAAGCACTATTTTAAACAGTTATGCAAGTGGTCCAGCTAAAACTGCATTTCAATCATTTGCTACTGGAACAGCTAGTAGTCAAATAACAAAATGGTCAATCGGTTTATTAAACAGTATTAGTCCAGCATTTGATAGTGTTTTTGCTTTTTCATTAGGCGGTAGTTTAAGCGCGTCTGCTATAAAAGCTTATTTAAATGTTGATGGAGATTTGGATATAAAAGGAGGAATAACCACAAGCGGAAATTATACTAAAGGAAAATTTGTTCAAGTTTTTAAGACTAGATTGACAGGAAACAATATTTATTTCGATCCATTTTCTGAATCTTCAAGTTCAAGCCCTAGTGGTCATAATTCAGTTTTATGCCCATTTGGAATAACTCCTTACGCTGGCAGAATAGAAAAAATTCAAATAATAAGTTCAGATAATCTTGCGTCATATCAAGAAGGAAGATTTGAAATAGCGGCGGTAACTCCAGCGGCTAATACTCCTGTAGGAGTTATAGATCAAACTACATTTTTACCATGTTCTACTAATGTAACAACAATAAGTGGTGCAATAGGTTATGTGGATTTTCCAGCTATAAGTAGAAATCAATTAATAACTTTAAATAGAACTCAGTTCACTAATACAACCGCTTTTGCTAGTGGACAGTTATTACAATATAGAATATGTCAAAATTTTGATGCTGCAAATCCAGGTTTAACTACCGCTAAAAATTATACAGTTATGTCAACAGTTTCTTTTACAGTGACTTGATATGGCTAAATTTATAAATTATCAAAATCTTGATTTTAAATTAAATTCTCAGAATTTTTATGCCAGCAAAGTAAGTTTATCAATAAATGCGTCTGTTGATCCAGTGCTAGTAAGCGATGGTACTTTGCTTGATTACGCTCCACAGGGATCATTGGTGGGATCTTTGTCTGCTGATTTTTATTTAACTGGATCTTTGCCAAGTTTTTTAGACATTACTGGAATAAATTCTGACAAAATAACAGGTTTATTTGGCGGCGTTCAAATAGATAATTTATACGCCAAATCTTTAAGTTTTTCAGTAGAACCGTTTCAACCAACTATATTGTCAGTTGAATTTGATTGGTATGGTCGCTTATCAATACAAAATATAGAAGAACAAAAGGTTTCAGAAAGACAAAACAAGCAAGTTCCTCAGTATTTTGCTAATGCTTATAGATCATCTATGACGAATACTGATTTAGATGGTGTTGAAAGTATAGTGAATTTTTCTTATAATTCTAGCTGTGATAGGCCAGCATTTTTTAAAGTTGATGAAATTGTCCCTTTTAGAGTAGCTAAATTAAATAAAAAAGCTGAAATAAGTTTATCTTCTAATAGTTTGGGCGATTCTATAGATATAGATGGAAAAATGGTAACAACAACTTTAACTTTAAAAGATTTATACAATACTACTTTGCAGACTTTTTATGTTAGCGGCGTGATGAATAATCAAAAATATGAAATAAGTGAAGGCAATTATTTATTGACTTCTGCTAATATTTATCAACAAGTTACTGAAGTAAAGACTTTAATATAATATGAGTTATTTAATATCAGGTTTAAATATAAAAAATATATCTGAGTATAATAGTTCGTCTTTATATTCTAAATTTGATATAATTGATTATCAGTTAAATACAGGTGTTTCTGTAATGCCTAATTATACAGGTTTTGGAATAACTGGTTTAACTACTTGGTTTAACAATGATAGTTTAAATAATTTTTTAACTGATACTAGTTTTAGAGTTACAGGTTGGTTGAATAATGTATCTGGAAGTGGAAATTTATTTACTACAACTTCTGATGTTAATAATCGTGGAAGAGTCGATTTTAACGAATCTTATATTACATTATCTGACTCACAAGTTTTAAGTGGTTCTGGTTTTAATTCAGATTCTAGAGTTTTATTATTAGCTTTTGAAGTTTTGACTCCATCGAATATCACTGAACAAACAATTTGCAAATTTGGAACGGGGAATAATTATGGATTATTAAAAGTAAATGGTAAGGACGAATTATTTTCAGCAAAATTTATACTAGATAGTCAACAGTTCGATGCTATTTCTAGCATTTACGATGATAAAAATATTGTAACTTTAATTCAAAACTCTTCAGCTAACACTATAAAAATTAGACAAAATGGATATGAATTAGGAACATATTCGTCTTTTAATGATTATTGGAAGTCCGGTGAATTAACTTTAGGATTAAATCCTAATAATGGTGGTATAAGATATCATGAAATAATTCATTTCACTGGCTCTTTAAATACTTCTCAAATCGATCAATATGAAAAATATTTATTTGAAAAGTATTTTAAAAATGAAGGTTTATATTTTGCAAAAAATAATGTTCCAACTGGATCTGATTATTCACCAATAACATATACTGGAAATAGTTATTGGACAAGAGACATAAATGATTTATTTTTTCTTTCTTATGGAAGTTCGGCTTCTTTTTCAGCAAAATTGTCTCCTTTAACATTTGGCGATGGATACAAGACAAATGTAACTAATGGGATAAATACATTAAGTTCTAAATTTAATATTGTTTATGATGGCTTAACGGATTTACAAGCAAAAACTTTAATAACTTATTTTGAAAACACCCCACAATCACAAAATAAAAGTGATTATGAAGGTTTTAAAGGAGTCGATTTAAATTTATTCACTCCTTACAAACAAGATTGCGAAACTTACTTTTTAAATATAAATCATTCTACTCCTTACAATGATATTAATAAAATTAACATAGAAGCAGAATCTTTTTATGAAAGCTGTTTAAATTATAAAGGAATGTATGTTTTGTTGGACGAGAAGAATATAAAAACATATACTGATACTACATTCGAATTTGCTTATAATGATGTGTTTTATTATCCGTCAACAAATTTTTATCAAAGAGGATATTATTTTTATACTGGACAGGCTAAAGGTGTGGCTCAAGGTTCCGCTGGTCCTTTATCCCCTCAAAACAGTCCAACAGGAGTAAGTACTTATTTTACTAGAGATTTTTATTTTAAACAAGATATTGATTACGATATTCAAGAAAATATAAGAATTAAATCAGTAGATTTTAAAAACTCTACAAAAGAGTACAGAAAAGATGGTGAGTATCCTAATATTTTTGAATTTGAAGTTAAATTAACGAAGCGATCAAATAAAGAAACTCTAGCTATATTAAAGTTTTTAGATGATAAAGCGGGATTTAAAATTTTTAATTATACTTTGCCTCAACCGTATAATAAAACGATTCAAGTTTATTGTCCTGAATGGAATCATACTTATCAATTTTATGACAACAATAGTATAAATGCAAAATTTATTCAGTTTAATAGTAAATTTTCAGCATTAACAGTTTTCAATTCATTAATAACTTTTACTTCATGAGTACATATTTAACAGGCGTAAGCTTAGGACAAGTGCCAACTGGATTTGGTGGTTATACTGGAGTGGTTATTCAAAATAGCGGTAATTTTCCAGTTCAATATACAATAAATATATCTAATACTACTTTTGATGCTTCTGTAACTCCTACGACAGCCGCAGGTGGTTTGCTATATGATACTATATTTATATCTGACTCTTTAGATTATTTAGATCAAGATCAAAAACAAATAACAAAAACAATAAATTGTAATGAATCGGGATCTTTTTATATATTACATAGTCCATTTAGAACTTTTAATTTATCTACAGATAGATCACAAGGACAAGAATACGCTACTGTAACAATCGGCTCGCAATCAAGTATTGGCGACTCAGATAGTAATTTAACTATTAATGTTACTGGAAATAGAATAACGGGATTTCCTATTCCTAAAAAATTGGGTAAATTTTATGCTGTAAAAAACTATTCAGAAAAATATGCAAGCCCCGGTTTAGCTTTTCATTGGTCTTGCATTAATAATTTAGATTATTATACAGGATTTAAACTAGAATTATCTACTGATTCATCTTTCACTTCACCTGTTGTTAGCTATGAGTATGTAGAAGAAAATACAGATGGCGTATTCCCTTTGTATGGAGGTTATGATGGTTTTAGAAATGAAAGCCATTCAGTCACAAAAACAAACTTATCTTTTAACCAAAATTATTACGCTAGAATTCAAGCGGTTAATGTGACTGGCGGAACTGGAGAATATACTTATGCTACTGGTTATGATTATGATTATCCTATATTAGACGGTACTACATATAGTGGAAATCATCCAAGCCCCGGTAAAAATTTAATGGTAACTCCAACTATGTTATATTTAAATTGCATATCTGATATAGAAACTGATTTTGATTTATTTGACTATATTTATAAAAACAATAACAATTCAGCGGATTTTAGATACTATTCTGGAATAAATATAAAATTTTCTCCAGCTAATATGGCAGATGAAGATCCAATATCAATATATATGTCTTCAAAGACTTCTTCAGGAGCTATTAATTTTATACCTAAAAGTAATATACCAATGGCTTTTAATACAGGAGTTGGCGGTGTATTTAGATTGGAATTAGAATTTGAAAATATAGAATTATTTGGTTTTCCCGGTGAGGGAGTTACCTTAACAGATAATCCCGCAAATTATAACGCAGCGGGAAATGGCGGTCCTATATTTAAATTTGATGATATAAAATATATAGATCCATCTGACAATTTAAATACAAGAACTATAGAATATTATATCTATAAAGATATGCGCAGTCTTTTTTATGCAGGTGTTGGTGGAGGAAAAGGTTTATTAATAACCGATACAACTAATGAAGCTGCTTTTCCAATACTGATAAATGGATCAAAAACAGAAACAATAAACCGCATAAATTTAAAAAATCCATAATATGAAAGAATATAAAATAGGAAATATTAATTACCTATCTCAAGATAGGGTTGTTGTATCTGATGGGGAGATCACTAACAGTATAGATATATATAAAATCGACACAAATTCAAAATCGATTAACGACTCTGTATCTAATCAAGCGACCACTACTTTAGTGCCATCGATAAATTCAATAGGTATAAATGCAAATGGACAAACTGTAACTGCTCTTTCTAAAGGTATAAAAATTACACCTGTTGGAACAAGTGCAAAATCTGGAAAATTAACATCTGTAGTGTCAAGTGCATTACCAAATATATATTTTAACATAAGAAAAAAATCATTTGATAACACGAATTTATATTTTAGATTTAAAACAAGCGATATATCTGGTTCACCGGGCGACCCAACAAATACTTGGGCATCAGATACTGATATATTATCTGGGTTGTCGTTGACTGGAGATGCTAACTGTTTAATAGTTACAGAAGCTTATGGTCAAAAATTTTACGAATTAGCTTCAAACAAAAGTATTGGCGTATCTAATTTTTCTTTTAGTGTGCCAAAAAACCCAAGTTATGCTTTTTTGGTTTATGCTTTAGCTCACCCAGACCCGAATAAAACAACAGCTTTATTTCCAAGCTCTAATCAAATTCATAAATTTCAAGCGAATTCAGATCCAGATAGTGGTAAAGCAATATATAATAATGGTTATGTTCCTAGTGACAGCAAAAACAATATTCCAGATCAATTTTATAATGTTTTTTCGTTATCTCCTTTATTGTCTCCGCAATTTATTTCTGAAGATCAACAGCGTAATGGTTTAAGCACAGTAAATATAAATAACCCTCTCTTTGTTGATAAATTTTCTCAGTGGTATAAAAACAACACTGTTGAAAATATTAAAATTAATCCTCATCCAAATTTCATCTCTAATAAAATTTTTGATTTATGCAATACGCCTAATTCTTTAACGACTCCAACAGCAACAAATACTCCATTTATAATTAATCAAGGAGGAGCTTCGAATATACCTTTAAATACTTTTTCTTTATTTTTTGTTGAAATGTATAGTTATTTAACGTTGCCAACTTTTCCAGAAGTAGATTATTATGAACGAAATGCTCGATATAATACTTTAAATATAATTACTAAAGTAAATGGTTTAACTTGTTATGAGCATAAAATATTAATAACGCCAGAGCTGATTTACTCTAATAATATAAATTGCAAAATTTCAATTGGAAATAAGCCAGGTTCTGGTGGAGTAAGAATGTTTTTGTTTGATTATTTACATGGAACTTCAAGAGATATTTCTTCAATGAATGAAGATAAAGATCTTATTTTAGACTCGTTAGCTTATGACAATAGAAAAGTTTTATTAAAAAGCTCAAGCGATTTGCAAATGACTAATAATCAAAATACATCTTTAAGATTTCCAGCGAATCTATCACATCCTTTTTTGAACATGTATTTTAGTTAATAGTGTAAATTTATTTTTAATTCTTTATTATATTGAAATGTCAAATTTATTTTTATTGAATAATACAAGTGTTTTAGATCTTTTTGAAATAAAGCTAAATGATTTTGATGGGTATTTTAGGTTTCATGGATCTAAAAATCTGAAATCAAATATCATCTTTAAACAAAAAGAGTATATTTTTATTCCTTGCGAGATATCTAATTTGGAATACTCTTCAGAAGCGAAGCAAAATAGACCTACTTTGTCTATAGCAAATGTAAATAACTATATCAGTAATTTAATAAAAGACAGAAAAGATCTTATAGGTAAACGTTTTTATAGAAAAAAAATACTAGCAAAAGATCTAGACGATGTTAATTTTGGTGGATTTAATAAAAATACTTTAGGAGTTTCTTCTTTTTCATCTTTCATATCTGTTGATACTTTTATTATTCAAAAAAAGAATTCTGAAAATAAAGATAAAGTGGAATTTCAATTAGCTAATGTTTTAGATTTGGATGGTCAAACAGTTCCATCAAGAAAAGTTTATAACGATATTTGTCAGTGGCAGTATAGAGGGTGTGGATGTAATTATGGAAAATTATCTAATTACGATGGTCCAACAATACCAGTCAAAAACACAGCGTTCGAAACTCTCGCTTCTGTAATAGCAGTTACAAGTAACGAATTATCTAATGCAAATTTATCATTGTGGCTGAATAACACTACTGGAAAAACTTACGGTTCTACTACTACTAAAGTGGCAGCATCTTCTGGGAAAAATTATTTATTTCAAAAATTAACGGCTTGGACAGACAGTTCTACAGCCGCTACAAAAGATATCATTATATCTCCAAATTTAAAAAAATTTACAAATTCAGGAAGATTAAACAATCAAGAGGGAGTGTTATTGTTAAAAGAAGATTCGTTGTTAATTGATTCTTTATTTTTTGGAGCTAATAATGACTTGACTATTTTTTACGTTTCCGAAACCACTAATAAAAGATATGATACGGCTGAAAAGGATAAGCCAAATGGTGGATATATAGCTAGAGGATTAACTTCAAGTACTGGAGATTCAAATAAAAATTTTTTACTTGGTTATCATGGAGGTTATTCGGATGTTGTTTTTCCTTCAAATAGTTTTGAGGATGATAAAAAAATTTGGGCTTATTATGATTTATCTCCAAAAATATACGCTTATTCAAATAAGTATGGTGGAAAGAAAATATTTTATAAAAATGGTTCAACTTTATTTTCAAGAACTGGGAGTTTAGATTTGAACGCTTTAAAGTTAGGTTTTAATAAAATTAATGATGAAGTTAGTGATATTGTTATTTATGAAGTGATTATTTTTAATAAAGTATTAAATGATACTGCAATAAAATGTGTTTTTTCATATCTATCTACTAAGTATAATATAGAAGTGTCTAATTATTCCAACGATACGCAAAACACTAGTAGTTCAGCTATTTTCAGTCGATCAGCTTTTTCTCAAGAAGGAAATTTAGGGGTTCCAATGGCAGATGAGAATAATAAATTATTTTTAAAATATCCAGATAACGTCTATTCTGATTTTGAATCTTATGGTTTAACGGATTTAAATTATAAAGGCGATTACAATAGTAATACAATTTATTCGCGAGGAGATTTTGTAAAAATAGACGAAGAAATCGATTTTGATTTTAATGAAACAATGATTCAAAAAAATTCTGTTTCACCTTCTCGTTTTTTTGTTTGTTTAAGCAATGAGGGAGTATCAGCTAAACACCCTGTGGATTATACGAATATATGGAAAGAGGATAAATGTTCTAGAAATTTAAATGGTTGTTCTTTGAGGTTCAATAGTATTCAAAACATTCCCTTTGGTTCGTTTCCTGCGACTTTAAGTTATGATTACAAATTACCAGGATCTTAATAAAAATCTCTTAGAAGAACTAAGAAAAGAAAGTTTATCTTCAGACGATGAAATTTGCGGTTTTTTAGTAAAAAAAAATAACGATTATTATTTTAAAAAAATGGCAAATATTCATCCAAATCCTAAAAATTTTTTTCTTATATCTCCAAAAGAAAGCGACTATTCTGATGGGTGCATAGTTTTTCATAGTCATCCAGAGCGTGTAAAAGAAAAAGGGTTTTCTGAATGGGACTTAGAAAATCAAAAATATTTTTATTTGCCTATGCTTTTATACAGTGTAAATAATGATGAGTTTTATTACAAAAATATATGATAAACATAATTTTAGAAGGTGTATTAGGAAAAACTCTAGGAAATTCATGGAGTTTGAATGTGAATTCTGTTTTAGAAGTTTTTGAAGCTATAGAGGCAAACACAAATAGAATAACAAAATTTTATAAAGATTTAGAAAAGATAATGACGCATTTTGTTGTTTATATAGATGATAAAATCATGCCTCATCATTTATTAAATAGTAAAATTTTAAATTCTGGATCTACAGTGAAAATACTTCCTATTATACAAGGGTCTGATCCAGTTACTATGGTGGTAATTGGATTAGCTTTAATAGCTTTATCGATGGTTTTGGCGGTTGTATTAAGCCCAAAACAACCTAAAGATGTAAAAACCAATTCGACAATCATTGGTGGAATAAGAAATGTTTTGAATAGAAATATAGCTGTACCTATTGGTTATGGAAGATTGAGAATAGGAAGTGCGGTTATTTCTAATGATATCGGAATTTCTGATGCTGGCAAAAAGAATTACGCTGCTTTTCGCGGAGGTGAAGATTCTTTTGCTGGTTATGGTGGAGGCGGTAATGTTCAAGTATACACAAAAACAAATTAATAAAATATTATGTTTGTAGAGAAAACCATACCTTCAGATCTAGCTGTAGTCGTAGTACAAGGGAATAAATTAGAAACGGATGAAAGACTAGTAACTACAGATTTAATTTGCGAAGGAACAGTTGAAGGCTTAGTTGATAAAGATGGCAATCTTTTAAAATACGTATCTGTAAATAACTCTTCTATTGATTCGAATTTGTGTTTGGGAAAAGGTGTTTATTATAACGATGTTCCTTTAATCGACGGTAAAGTAAATAAATTAAACTTTGTAAATCTTGGTTTTAATATATCTTATGGAGAAGAGGTGAGTAGTCCTATCAATGAATTTCCTTCAACAATACACAGGTATAATCAAAAAATATATTTGAATGAAAATGATTATACATTAATAAATAATAACGCCACAAAACCAAATCAATACATATCTACCGAAAAAAGGTCTAATGTTTTTTCTTTTCAACACGTAGATGGCGTCACTGTTGGAACATACGCTTCTGAAGGCGCTGCATTACCGAAAGAAGGTACTAATTTTGCTAATTTATTATTAGAATTAGATAGAGCTAAAAATGATTGTCAAGAGTTTAACCATAAAATACAAAATAAATATGCTGATTTGATTTCTGTTCAAGTTAGAGTAGATCAATTATTTGACACTGATCTAAATGGAAGCACTCATCCTTCCTCGTTAGTTTATGTTATTGAATTTAGTGAAGATAATTCTGCTGATAGACATTTTACAATTTGTTCGGTGGTGGGAGTGTCTAAATCTGGTTATGTTAATGAAGTTGTTTTTAAATTAAATCTTAATAGTCAAAAACAAAATTCTTATTATCTGAAAATATATGCTTTAAGCAGAAAAATACATCCACTGAACCCTAGATCATTTAAAGAACTTTCTGTTTCATCGATAATAGAGAAGGTTACGAATAGAGGATCTTTTAATTATCCTTTTTCAGTTTTAGTAAAATCTTCAGTTAGTTCAAGACATTTTCAGTCTGATCCTCAAAGAACGTTTGATATGAAGATGTTAAAAATAAAAGTTCCGCAAAACTATGATCCAGAAGCGCGAGAATATGTTGATAATTGGAATGGAAATTACGATGGTTTTCTAAGATGGACTGATAATCCTGCCTGGATATATTACGATTTATGTACTAATTCTAGATATGGAATTGGTAATGGTAAGATTTTTGAAAAAGATCTTAACAAGTGGGAGCTTTATAAAATATCTAAATATTGTGATGAATTGATTAAGTCTAATGAACCGATAAGATGTCCTGAATTTTCTTTTTATAGAAAAAATGACGATGACCAAAATTGTATATTTATTGCAAAAACAGATGGAATGTCGTTATCAAATTTTATAAAAAATTTCCCGCTACGAGGATTAATATTTTTATATGATTTGCTCGATTCAAATAATAATAAATTAGTTGTAGGGCTTAAAAAAATTATCTGGTCGATAGAAGATTTAGGAACATCGTTTAAAATAAAATTAATAAATGATTTTGGCCCAAGAAGAGCTTTTGAAAATGAGCCTACTGGAGATTTATTAAAATTTTTTATTGACTATTGTGCTTTTCAAGACACAACTGGAGATTTAAAAATAAGAATAGCAAGATCTTTAAAAAATTCTGAATCAGAAGCAAAAACTAAAATATTAAATTGGTTTGCATCGAATGTCAATAATTTAAAATACTCTGGTTATATAAATTCTGTAATAAATAAACCTTGCTTTAATAACGATCTATCAGATGGATCTATTGTAAATGGAAAATGTTTGCCTAGAGTTAAAAATTTTAGAGATCCATTAGAAGCAAGATTTTCAGCAAACGTATTGATAGATAATGAAACAGATTGTTTAAAAGTTTTAAATGATTTGGCGTCAATTTTTAGAGGTTTAACTTATTATAAAAACAACTTCATAACAGCAACAATTGATGTCGATAAAAAGACTTCTTATCTTTTTAATAATACTAATGTAAAAGATGGATTGTTTACTTATTCAAGCGGAAGCTTAGAGGCTTTATACACTGTGGCAAAAGTAATGTATAAAGATAAATTTAATAATTTTAATGAACAGGTTGAAATAATTGAAGATACCAAAATGATGCGTGATTACGGAATCATAACAAAAGAAATTTTAGGTTTTGGTATTTCTTCTAGAGGTCAAGCCAGAAGAATAGGAACGTGGATGTTGGCTACAAATAGATTTGAAAACCAAACAATAGCTTTTTCAACAGATTTGCAAGGTCTAAATTTAAAACCAAGTGATGTAATTCAAGTGCAAGATCAATATAAAAATGATTCTTTTTTACAAGGAAGAGTTACTTCCGTTGATTATACATCAAAATTTATAACAGTTGATAGAAAATTAAATTTAAATTTAGCTGGTTGTACGATAAAGTTTATTTTTGATAATATTTCTAAATCAATAGAAGATTTAAATGTTTTACCTTCAGTTTCTTTATCCGATGTAGATTCTTTAAATGCATCTGATGTGATAGAGTTGAAAATAGATAGAATAGAAAACAATACTAATAAAATTTATTTTGACGAAACTTATAATTACAATTTAATAACAAGAATTTTACCATCAGTGCCTTTTGTGATTATAGATCAAACGACGAATTATAGTAAAAATTTATATAAAGTTGTAACTATTTCAGAAGTTGATAATAATGAATATTCATTTTTTTGTATAAAACACGATCCTTCAAAATACGAAGCTCTAGATCAAAATGCTTTTGAAAATCCAAATTCAAACAGTATAAATAATACTATTGTATTTTCTTCTTATGATAATTTACAAGAAATAGATTTAACGTCATGTGCAAATTATTATACATTAAATCAAAAATTAACTTATAATAATGTTAGTAAGTCTAAAATAGACTATTATTTAAATGATGCTTCTTCGATATCTGCTGATCCTAATTTTGCTACTTTAACTATTAATTTTACAACAATATACGCTTATTTAGCATCAAACTCTAAAATAACTGAAATTTTAAACGCTTCTGGAGGTATTATTTGTAAAGTCACATTCAAAAATCAATCTATCAAGTTTTTATCTCCAGCTTCATCTTATTCTAATAAGACTATTTTTCTTGGAAACTACTCATTTGGTGGACAAATATCAGCTTTATCTTCGATAAAATTTTATTTATACAACAAAAATTTCCAAATAATAGAAGTGTAATATAGTATATGCCTGTAATTACTGGTCAAAATTTAACGGATTATGCGCCTTTTTTAATATCTGATTTGATATTAAGTAACAAAAGCGATTTTACTTCTTTAAATTATTCATTGTCTCCAGAAAGTTTTGGTTTACCTTTCGATTCAAAGTTTGTTTCTGGAAACATTGCTCAAAGTTCTTTAAATTTTTCTTTATCTATTGTTGATCCGTATAACGATAAAACGATAAGTAATTCTATAGTTTTATCGGATGTTTTTTCTGGTATTAAAGTCGATTTGTATACTCAAAATAGAGATTACGTAGGTAATCTAGTGCGAAATACTAATAACACTCAAATACAAATAGATTCAAAATCATTTTCTGATCTTATAGGCGGTTATACTGGTTTTGATAATCTTAATAATTTAAGAACGTTTTTCATTGACTTTTCTACTTATGATTTAAATGGTAGTTCTGATGTTTATTATTTTTTAGCTAATTATCCTAAAGTAAATATAACGGGTTTTGATATAAAAAATTTAAACCCCATTTCAGTAACTCCTTTAGTAGATGATTTCAAATTTTTAAAATCTGTTGGTATTTACGCCGTTCCAAACCCAAGTGTAGTTCCTTTGTCTGGAACTTATGATTTTGTAAATAGTGGTATTTTTACTTCTAGTTTTGATTATGAATTAAATAGATATCAACAAACTTTTTCTATATCTCCACCTTCTTATATTGACGCTGATTTAAACATAACTTTGCCTTTTAATATTGTTGCGATTCCTAATGATTATTTATACACTGGTGCTTATTTTTTATCTTCAGGAATAAAGTCTTCTTATTACAATACAGATTCTGTACCAGCATCAATTAATAATATTACTGGTTATATAAGTTGTTCGCAGAATATTTTTGATAAAAATTTAGACACACAAGCGATTGTTAAGTGGGATGCTATAAAAACAAATAATTCATTATCTTTTGAAACATATGTTTATGAAGATGGAGTGGATAATGCAAATTATGTATTTGCTTCTAATAACACTAACGTAGAAGCGATAAGTCAGATAAATTATGGCACTGGAGAAAATTTAATCCGTAATAGAGATCAATCAACTTACTATTCTGGAACTGAACCAATTTTTAAAACTTATGGTTCTTCAGGAATTTCTTGGTCTGATCATACTTTGTTTATAGATAATTACTATTCTTTGCCATTGAGTTTGTACAATACTGGTAAAAAATTAAACTATGTAACAGAAGTAAGAATAGCGTCTGGGATTTCTAATTCCTCAGAGTTGTATTTTGTATATTATTATGATTACGCTTCAGATGCTTTTAATATAAAACCAAGTGGCGGTCAATGGTCTGGAAGTATTTATACTGGAACGTATACAGGACAAAGATATACAACTGGTTTTTCTGGTTATAGTGGAAACGCTCCATCTCTTTTAAATTATGAAACAGGAATTCTTTTAGCTAAAAGAATCACTGGAAATTCTAATTTTATTCTTTCTGAATTTGAGCCAAAAGTAAAATTTCCGATAAAACCTAATAAAAATTACGAAATAAAAGTAAGAGCTTCGTATCAAGATGGTAGTTATTCAGATTTTTCAGAAACTTTAATTTTTAATTCTGGACAAATACAGAATGTTGTTACAGGAGTTTTTCCAAATAAATATGTTATTGATGGTCTAGGTGTTAGTGGATATATACCAAAATTCTCTGATTCGGATACATTAACAACAGGTACGTTATATTATAGCGGTAGTAATAATTTAGTATTTACTGAATTGCCAACAACAACAACTTCAGAAAATTTATATAAATTAGTAGTCGAAGATAATATTGTAAAAAAACAATTAGATACAGGGAGCGGCACTTCTTTAATAGAAGAGTTTACGAAAGTTGGTCATACTTTTATAGTTGGAAACGTAGTAAGGTATGATGGAGCAGATTTTTATTTAGCTCAAGCTGACAGCGCTCAAAATGCTGAAGTACTAGGAATAGTAAAATCGATTGATGGAGATAAGTTTAAAGTTGTAATTGATGGATTAATAAGTGGTTTATCGGGTTTGACTGCTGGAACTGTTTACTTTTTATCACCAAGTACCGCTGGAGCAGTTACCGCTACAGAACCAAGTACTTTTCTACAAGTTACAAAACCAGTTTATTTTGCTTTAACAAACGCAAGTGCTAACGTTTTAACGTATCGTGGATTTGTAATTGGACCTACTACTGGATCATCAGGAAGTTCTGGAACTAGTGGAAGTAGCGGAACTAGCGGTTCTTCAGGAAGCAGCGGAAGCAGTGGGACTGCTGGCACTTCTGGAAGTAGTGGAAGCTCCGGAACTGCTGGCACTTCTGGAAGTAGTGGAAGTAGCGGAACTTCTGGGGAAAGCGGAACCAGCGGA